GCACTGTCCCTCACGCGCAGAAAATATCCCGTATTTCAAAGCTGGAATTCAAACGACTTGAAATCAAATGCCTACAAAAACGAGTGGGCGCGGAGGTGCGCGCCCGGGGGCCGGTCGGAAACCCAAGGTGGCGACGCCTGAGGAAATCAAACACGGCACAAATCAAACCAAGAAGGCGCCCGGCGGACGCGGTGGCGCCCGTCCAGGCGCTGGACGGAAGCCGAAGTTGATGGTCCAGGAAGTTCCTCAGTCGGCAGTTAAGGTGCACCTCGAGCCGCAAGCGCGCGGCGGAGCTCTTAAGCGCTCGAAGTCAGCACCCGTAGAGATTTCGGAACGGGACATGTTGGATCTGTTGCAAGATATTGCCCTCGGGCGTGTTGACGCGACGCACATTCAGGTTCGAGCCGCGATCGCGGCAGTTCAGTACACCCATACAAAGCAGGGCGAGGGCGGGAAGAAGGAAAAGTCCCAGAAGGACGCGGAAAAGGTGGCCAGTCGGTTTGCTTCCGCTCCACCGCCACGCTTGGCGGCTGCGGGCGGTAAGAAAGTCTGACCATGGATTGGTCCACCTCCTGCCTGGACTGGGAGCAGCGCCTGGTCGAGCGGCGCTCGATCATCCCGGCGCCGATTTTCCCGGAGCAGGCCGAGCAGGCGCTGGCAATCTTCAAGCAATTGCAGGTGGTCGATCTGCCGAAGACGGTCTGGGACGAGGGGTTGCAGGAATACCGGAGTCCGAACTTCGGCGAATGCAGCGAACAGTGGGTGTTCGACTTCGTCGCAGCGATCTTCGGCGCCTACGACGCGGAAACGGGTAAGCAGCTGATCCGCGAGTTCTATTTGCTAATCAGCAAGAAGAACACGAAGTCGACGATAGCGGCCGGCATCATGCTGACGGCCGTGATTCTTTGCTGGCGCAACGAAGAGGAACATCTGATCCTGGCGCCGACGAAGGAGGTGGCGGACAACAGCTTCAAGCCGGCCGCAGCCATGGTGCGCGCGGACGAGGAGCTGAAGGTGCTGTTCCACGTTCAGGACCATATCCGGACTATCACGCATCGGGTATCGAGGGCTTCGCTTAAGGTGGTTGCCGCAGACACCGATACTGTATCGGGCAAGAAGTCGGGTCGCGTGCTTGTCGACGAGCACTGGCTATTCGGCTCGCGCCCAAACGCGGCCGCGATGTTCCAGGAAGCCACAGGTGGACAGATTTCGCGTGACGAGGGCTGGGTCATCTACCTGACGACGCAAAGCCAGGAGCCGCCGGCGGGCGTCTTCAAGGAAAAGTTGGAGCTATACCGGGATATTCGCGACGGCAAGATCGTCGACAAGAAGAAGCTCGGCGTGCTGTATGAATATCCGCCCGCCATGCTGAAGTCGAAGGCATACCTGGACCCGGCGAATTTCTACATCACCAACCCGAACATGGGGCGGTCGGTCAGTGCCGAATGGTTGGCTGACCAGCTGGTCGAGCACCAACACAAGAAAGACGGGTCATTCCAGACCTTCCTGGCCAAGCACTTGAACGTCGAGATTGGTCTGAACCTACGTTCGGATCGCTGGGCCGGCGCCGACTTCTGGGAAGCGGCCGGTGATCCTGCGATCACGCTGGATGCGCTGCTCGAGCGCTGCGAAGTGGCCGTGGTCGGCATCGATGGCGGCGGCCTGGACGACTTGCTCGGGCTGGCAGTGATCGGCCGCGAGCGGGAGACGCGCCGCTGGCTGCTGTGGGCGCATGCGTGGGCTCATGAAATTGTGCTGGAGCGGCGCAAGGATATCGCCGCGAAACTTCTGGACTTCCAGAGCGCCGGCGACCTGACCATCGTCGAGCGACCTGGCGACGATGTCATGGAGGTGGCTGACCTGATCTGCCGCGTGCGCGATGCCGGTTTGCTGCCGGAGGAAAAAGGGATCGGCGTCGACGCTGCGGGTATCGGCGATGTTGTCGACGAGCTGGTGACCGAGGAGCGCGGCTTCACGCTGGAGCAGATCATTGGCATTTCGCAAGGCTGGCGCTTGGGCGGGGCAATTAAGACGGCTGAAAGGAAGGTCGCGGGCCGCGAAATAGTTCACGGCGGCCGCCCAATGATGGCTTGGTGCGTTAGCAACGCCAAGTGGGAACCGAAGGGAAACGCGATTTTGATCACAAAACAAGCGTCCGGCACCGCCAAGATTGACCCGCTGATGGCCTCTTTTAATGCAGTTTCACTGATGTCGCTGAATCCGGAGGCGACAGGCAAGTCTTTTTGGGAGTCCGCGTAGTGTCTATCATTGACCGCCTACTGCCGTGGCGCCGAAAGAGCATGTCTACGTTGGATCTGTTCCGCGAGATCTACGGCAACAAACTGGGCAGCACGGGGCGCACCATCACGTTGGAGGCAGCGCTTCAGGTTTCGACTGTCGTTGCTTGCATGCGGGTGATCGGCGAGGGAATCGCGCAGGTGCCCTTGAAGATCATGCGCGAAGCGGATGGGCGTCGGTTGCCGGCGCGCGAACACCCGCTCTACGACGTGCTGGCGGTCAGGCCGAACTGGTTCCAGACATCGTTCGAGTTCCGCGAAATGCTGGCTTGGCATGTCGGACTGACCGGCAACCACTTCAGTTTTAAGAACACTGTCGGCAAGAAAGTTCGTGAGCTGATCCCGCTCGACCCCGGACGCACCAAGATCCTCCGTGCCGATGACGGTGAGCTGACATACGAGTTCACGGCGCCGAGCGGTTCGAAGAGAGTCTTCACGGCGGACCAGATCTGGCATGTGCGCGGCGCCAGTTGGAACGGGTGGGCCGGTCTGGAGGTGGTCCAATTGGCACGGGAAGCCATCGGCCTGGCAATGGCTACCGAAGAGCAGCATTCTCGAATGCACCGCAACGGCGTGCGTAGCTCCGGGGTGTACTCCGTCGAGGGGACGCTGAACAAGCAGCAGCATGAAGACCTGGCGAAATGGCTGCAGAGGGAAATGGCAGGCGTCGAGAACGCGTCAAAGCCGATGATCCTTGACCGAAACGCGAAATGGCTCAGCACCGCGATGACCGGCGTCGACGCCCAGCACCTGGAAACACGGAAGTATCAGGTTGAGGACGTCTGTCGGTTCATGCGTGTGATGCCGATCATGGTGGGCTACTCCGATAAGGCGGCGACATATGCCAGCGCTGAGCAGATGTTCCTGGCGCACGTCGTGCACACGCTTGCGCCATGGTACCAACGCTTGGAGCAGTCGATCGACGCGAATTTGCTGACCAAGGCGGAGCGCGAAGACGGCTATTACGCCCAGTTCGTCGAGGAAGGGCTGCTGCGAGGCTCGATTGAGGCCACGGCCATCGTATTGGATAAGTACGTGAACGGCGGCCTGATGACCCCGAACGAAGGGCGCGCGAAGCTTGACATGAACCCAGACCCCGACCCGGCCAGCAACAAGCTGCGCGTGCCGGCCAATATCGTCGGCAAACAGCCGCAAGGAGAACCAAAGTGAGCTTGAAGACCTTGGATTTTGGGTTCGAAGTGAAGGAAGTGACCGCATCCGGCAACTTCACCGGTTACGGATCAGTGTACAACGTCGTTGACCAAGGCGATGACATCGTTGCCTCCGGCGCGTTTGCCGAATCCATCGAGGCGCTGATGGCAAAGAAGCGCCTGCCGTCCATGCTGTTCGGGCACCGGGCCGGTGAGCTTCCGGTTGGCGCCTATCAATCCATGCGCGAGGACTCGACCGGCCTGTGGCTCGATGGCAACATCGCGATCGATACACAGAAGGGCGGCGACTTGCACAAATTGATGATGATGAAACCGGTGCCGGCTATCTCGGGCCTGTCCGTAGGCTTCATCACCCGCGACGATTCGTACGACAGGGTCACCGGCATCCGTACCATCAAAAAGGCGGACTTGTTCGAAGTCTCTATCGTGAATTTCCCGATTAACGATCTGGCGCGTGTGCAGAGCGTGAAGGGAATCGAGCTTATCGAAGATTTGAAATCAGCGGAGCAGTTCCTGCGGGACGTAGGACTGAGCCGCACTGAAGCAAAGGCGTTCATCGCGCGCTTGAAATGCCTCGGACAGAGCGATTCTGATGGAGGCGAAATGCAGCAACTGATCACGGCCCTGAAAGGTCGTGGCACGGCAATCGCCGCATAACGAACCATCACCAAAAGCAGGCCGCCTCCGGGCGGCTTTTTCATTTTCGAAAGGAACATCATGTCCGACATTCTTGAGATCAAACGCATCATCGAAGAGCAGGGTCGCGCCTGGGAGGAACACAAAAAGGTCAACGACGACCTGATCAAGGCCAAAGCCGAGGGTAAGGCTGTTGCCGAACTCGAAGCCAAACTGGCCAAGGTTGGCGAGGAGTTGGACAAACTGGGCGAACTGAAAGACCAGTTTGACCAGGTGATGCTGAAGATGAATCGTCCGAGCGGCATGGACGAGAAGCAGGAGCAGGAACTGGCTGGCGAAGTCAAGCAGTTCAACCTGGCCATGCGTTCGGAATACCAGCTGAAAGGCAAGACGTTCCCAGGCGAATTCGACACCAAGCAGTATGGCGAATACAAGAGCGCATTCTTCAAGCTGGTATCTGGGGTGCCGCACGAAAGCCTGTCCCCCGACGAGCGCAAGGCGCTGTCGGCAGGCAGCGATCCGGATGGCGGTTATCTGCTGCCGCACTCGACCGTCGGGCGCATGGTGAAAAAGATCTTTGAGCAGTCGACCATGCGCCAGCTGGCCACCGTACAGGTGATTACCACGGAAAAGATCGAAGGCATCGTCGACAATGACGAGGCCGATGCTGGCTGGGTGAGCGAAATGGGCACCCGCAGCGATACCGACACTCCTCAGGTGGGCAAATACGAGATCGCAGCGCACGAAATGTACGCGCAGCCGAAGGTGACCCAGAAATTGCTGGACGATGCTGCCACCGACGTCGAAGGCTGGCTGGCCGGCAAGGTCGCCGATAAGTATGCCAGGGTGGAAGGCGCTGCCTTCACGACCGGCAATGGCGTCGGCAAGCCTCGTGGCCTGTTCGCCTATGATACCGCCGCCACCGGCGACGACACCCGCGCTTGGGGCACCTTCGAACACATCATCACCGGCGCCAATGGCGCGTTCCACACGACCAAGGCGGATCCCCTGCAGGATCTGATCGGCGCCACCAAGGATCAGTACCTGCAAAAGGCAAAGTGGCTGATGCGCCGCGAAGTCCGCACCGCCATCCGCAAGCTGAAGGAATCGACCAGCGATCGCTACTTGTGGGAGCCAAGCTTGCAGGCTGGCCAGCCTGACCGCCTGCTGGGTTACGAGGCCCGCGTCGACCAGTACGTGCCAGCCATCGCTACCGGCTCGCTGTCTCTGGCATTCGGCGATTTCGCCGAGGCATACACCATCGTCGACCGTATGGGCGTACGCACCTTGCGCGATCCATACACCTCGAAGCCGTACGTCAAGTTCTACAGCACCAAACGTACCGGCGGCGGCGCCGTGAACTTCGAAGCCGTGAAGTTCCTGAAGTTCTCGGCCTGATCCTGGTTGCCAAGGTAAAGCGAAATCGATCAATTGGCGGCGGCTTTTTCGGCGCCGCAGTTTAAGGAGAAGCAAATGAACAAGGATTTGCACAATAACATCCACGTCAAGCGCGCCATTGCGCCGGTTTCCGTCGCGGATACCACTGCGCAAGTTTCGCAGATCATCGACCGCCAAGGCTATGAGGCACTGGAATTCCTGATCGCCATCGGCTCGGTGGCGGACGCCGACGCCACCTTTACGGTGCTGGTGGAGGAAGGCGATGCATCGAATCTGTCCGACGCGGCCGCAGTCGCTGACGAAGACCTGCTTGGCACCGAAGTGCTGGCAGGCTTCCAGTTCGATGACGACAACGAGCCGCGTAAGATCGGCTATATCGGCATCAAGCGCTATGTCCGGCTGACAATCACGCCAGTGGCCAACGCCTCGGCTGCGCTGATTTCGGCACTGGCGGTGCTTGGTTGCCCAAGCTTGGCGCCTACCGCTAACCCGCCGGCCTAAATCGCTGGCCGCGCGCTCCTTCAGCCCGACGGCGGGAGCGCGTCCACCGATTCCGATCATCGATAGGACCAACTGGCCATGACCATGTTCAGGACCGTTCCGCCAACAGTCATGGCGGTTCCACTTGCCGATGCTAAGGGCGCATTGCGTATCGAGGATGACGTCACCGATCTGGACGCACAGGTCACAACGTGGACCAAGGGCGTCATCGCGATGGCGGAACAAAAGACCGGCCAATGCCTGATGCGTCAGACCTGGGAAGTCCGGCTCGATGCGTTTCCTGATTGCGAAGTTGAATTGCCGCACCCTGTACTCGAGATCACCTCGGTCAAGTACCTCGACCTGTCGGGTGTCGAGCAGACCCTGGCGCCAGAGGCATACCGTCTCAAGCGGGAGGCCTACCGGACCTTGATCCGGCCGATCATCAATACGGTCTGGCCGGACACTCTGGATGAGACGGACGCGGTAGTGGTGACCGTTGAATGCGGCTACGGCGACGAGACGACCGATGTTCCTGAGGCGTTTACCTCGTACATCCTGGCGAAGTTGGTGGAGCAGTTCGACCCTGCGGTGCGCCCCGACGGCGGCACAGTGCAGTCTGATTTTGTGGAACGTTTGTTGGACGGCTATGTCTGTAAATCCTAATACTGGCGGGGGGGCATAATGCGCCCCAGCCTGCTCCAGCACCGCATTACGTTCCAGCAGCGGTCGATTGTGAAAAACCCGGCGAATGGCGAGGATGTCGTAACTTGGGTCGACGTGGCCACGGTATGGGCACAATTCGACCCGGTGCGGGGCCGCGAATTCTTCTCGTCTCGCCAAAATTTTGCCGAGCAGTTGGCTTGGTTCCGTGTTCGCTACCGCCCAGGCTTGACGACCGAAATGCGGATCCTGTTCAAGTCCAAGCACTATGACATCGATTCCCTGGTGAATGTACGGGGACTGAGTCGGGAGATGGAGATCTTCGCCAAGGAAGGACTGACTGATGGCTGAAGCAATCACCGCCAGAATCAGCGGCATTCCGGTGTTCGCATCCCGGCTGCGTGAACTTTCGCGCGACATGCAGAACAAGGTCGTTCGATCCGGCGCGCTGGCCGCCGGCAATGTGTTCAAGAAGGGAGCCCAGGCCAATGCGCCGGAACTAAAAAAGCAGGATAAGCGTCGGACGCGTGGCGCTCTGAAGAGAGGCATCTATGCTGGGCGGTCCCGATCGAAGTCTCGGCCTGGTACGGAGGTGATCGTGGTTGGCGTTCGCGCCGGAAAAAGGGCAGGAAAATCCGGCGACCCATTTTACTGGCGGTGGCAGGAAAACGGATGGGTGCCGCGCCCGCCCGGCAAGCGTAACAATGGCGGCGATAAACGCAAGGCTCTGGAGCGTAGCCGGGCCAAGGCTGCAGGCCGGTACGTTCCCGGAAGACACTATTTCCAACGGTCGTTCATCAGCAACGGACAGAAGGCGCTGGATGCCTTCAACTCGAGGCTGTCGCAACGGATTGCAAAGGCTAAAAAGGAACTCAATGGGCGCTGAAACCCAGGTCTATACCGCCTTGAGCAATGACGCTGGCGTCATTGCCATTGTCGGAAATCGCATTTCGCCGAACGTGGTGGGTGAAAAGGTGCTGATGCCAGCGATTTGTTATAACCGGGCGGATACCGAGTACATCGTTACGATTCACAGCGCGTTACCGGTCGGCGATTCGGTCCTGGTCGATGTCTGGTGCATGGCAAAGACTGAGGATGAGGCGAGCGAACTGGCTAATGCTGCAATTGTCGCCTTGGCTGCGGAAAGCATCGCCCCCACAAATCGGCGCCACGAATATGACCCTGAGTCGGAAATCACGGCAGTTGTTGTTACGGTGAAAATTTGATGACCCCATCCACCCGGAAACTCAACGAGCATTTGATCCGCCTGATCAGAGGGATTATCAATGCTTGGGAAAAATGGCTGGAGGAACAGCCGAAATAGGACTTTAGCCCGCAGGTAGCCACGCGACGGCCCTCGCTACCAAGGCCGGCTGAACTGAAACCACGAGCCCGCAGTCGACCGCCGCCGCTAGGCGCCCGCCGACTAGATGCCGCCTCGTCTTAACTGATGAGGACGCATCATGACCAATGTTGTCAAATGGAGTGGCGTGCAGGTAGCGATTCAATCCGCCCTGGCTGCCGCCGATACCATCACCGGTATTACGAAAGCAAATCCAGGTGTCGTCACTGCGACCGCCCACGGTTTGAACAACGGTGACTATGTAAAGCTGTCCGTACAGGGCATGTTTCAAGTTGATTCGCGCGTATTTCGCGTAGCGAACAAGACGACCGACACGTTCGAACTGGAAGGCGAGGACACCACTTCCTATGACACGTTCAGTTCCGGTACCGCCGAAGCCATCACGTTCGGGACCACTATGACCACCGCTGTAGGCCTCCAGGCTTCCGGCGGCGACTTCGACTTCATCGACGTCACGACGATTCACGACAACGTGAAGAAGCAGGTGCCAGGCACGGCCGCCGCCGGCGTGTACACCTTTGACAACCTGTGGGACCCGGCTGACACGGCGCTGGCCGCGCTGAAAGCAGCATCCGACAACCAGGCGCAGCGTTGTGTGCGTTTCACCTTTGCCGGTGGTCAGAAGGTGCTGTTCAACAGCTATGTCGGCTGCACTCTGTTGCCGACCGGTAACGCGCAAGACAAGGTCACGACCCCGCTGACAGCAACGATGTTCGGCCGTCCGACCGTGTACGCGACGTGATAGCCGCTGTGCGCCGCGGATGCGGTCACGCGGCGCACAGTTTTTC